CTTGGCTTCGGCTTGGGCGATGTTGGCAGGACCAACGCTCGTCACAGCTTGTTGCAGGTTCGACACGAGGTAGTCGCGGCGCATGAGTTGGATGTAGTTACCAAGGCGAGCGCGATCAGCAAACTTGTCGCTGAACGAGGTCACATCGGAACCTTCCGAAACACCGCTGGTCACAGGAGCTGCGAGGCTATCCACGGTCCACTCAGTGTAGGTCGAGGATGCCTTACCCTTCGATGCGAGCGAAAGGAGCGGGGTTTCTTCTGGAGCAAGGATAGCAAGTTCGTTGCTGAGATCCTCGCGGTTCGAGATAGCGGAACCTTGACCGCTCTTGGCGGTAGGTGCGCTTGGTTGATAGGTAGCACTAATAGACATAGTTTTATTTAGTTAGAATTTTTGCATTTTAGCAACTCTGGCGGCAACCCAGTCATCAACGGATGTCGATGATTGAAACCTTTGATAGGCTTGATCGGCACTCTTCTTCGCTGTTTTAGGCCCAGACTTTGCTGCTCCAGCACCAAACGGGGTTCCCGGCACTTTGGCCTTGGAGACTACTCCCGCTGCTTTCACGGCTACTTTGGGTTTCTGACTGCGATGAATGGATCGTACGGCATGTGCGAGAATATAGGGAAGTTGCGGTCCCAAATCTGGCACTAGCTTGTTAACCTGTTCAACTAGTGGGTCAGACAGTAACGCCTTGTATTGTTTACTAAGTTCGGAATCCTCGTTGGCAATCTCTGGCACCTCCTGAGGGATGAGTGCTGTGTAGTGAGCTTCCATCTGCACCCGCTGCTCGCGTCGAGCGAGTTCTGCGTGCTGTGCTGGAAGGTACTTTGCCATTGCCTCACGCGCGTTGCGGTTGGCTTTGCGGATTTCTTTTTTAGTAAACTCCCTGTCTCCCACGACGATGATGTCTTCAGCACCGTAATCTTCGTGTTCTTCAAGGATATTGTCGGTTTCCTCCGCGACCTTCTCCAGTTCCGCAAACTTGGCTTGGAGACCCTCAACTGACTCGATGTCTCTGAATGGGTTCTCCTCCTGCGGTACAACTGGTAGTGGTTTCGTTTCGGCCTGAGAACTCAGCTTTTCCTCAAGAGCTTTTTTCTGCGCGGTAAGCTCACCCACGCGGTGGAGCAACCTGCTGCGACTCTTTTTGGCTAAAGCTTGGAGTTGCTCTGGGTTGAGCGACAACAAGTCGATTTCCTGTTCCTCTTCCTCTTCTTCCTCGGTTACTTCCTCGTCGGACTCCTCTGGTTCGTCGGAAACTGCCTCTGGCTCCAGAGACTCTTCCGTTTCCTCCCAAGATTCATCCTCTGGTTCAGTAGCTAGGGCTTCTGGTTCAGAGATTTCCTGACTCCTCCGATTGATATAATCATCAAAGGAAATGTTATTAGACAATGGATTTTGGGCTCCATCGGTAGCCTCGGATTGCACATTCATGTTTTTGACACCAGTTAACGCCCGGCGGCGGCGATGACTTATGAATGTTGGGGGAATATATATGTGTCAATGAGCTGGGCATAGCTTGTGGATATGTGTGAATAAACTATATGTCAGAAATAATGGGTGGTTTTTCTGACGAAAAATCAGTTGATTTTGGGTGCTTTTTCAATCAAATGTTCCAGTTTTTAAGGTACTTCAGTGCATTTAAGATAATTTCTGGAGATTCCTTCAGATAACCTATCCCCCTGTTGCAATTAGCGCACAGCAATCCCCTTACCTTTAACGATCTGTGGTTATGATCAACCGCTAGCCTTCTGCCAGATGTGCATACTTTTTTGCAAATATCGCACACCCCATTTTGATCGGATAGTTTTTTTTCGTAATCCTCAAGCGAAATTCCGAATGCCCGCTTTAACCTTAAATTCCTTCCTTTACTGCTTCTTGAGAATAAAAGCGCACTATTTTTTCGTTTAGTGTTGCTTTTGTAAGTCGCTCGTTCTCTTTCTTGTTTGGATTTTTTCATCATATCAAAGTGCTCTTGAGACACCCAATACTCCTTCCCGCATCTATGGCGACTTACAAAAACTCGCCCATCTTCGCCAACGGTTCCCCATTTTACTTTTTGTTTGATTCCCTCCATAACATAATGTGTATTTATATTAACGGAATTTGTCAATATTTGCGTTAAGTCACATTGGTTCTAGGAGTAAATTGTATATGCTTTTTGCGTCAGAAATGAGTTGCTTGGGTGTTGACTTATCACGCAAATCGTGTATGGTTCTCCTTGACGGGAAGTCAGATTCGTCGTCACCATTCACCCCTCCAGCGCATAAAGTTCTGGATCTAGGGCTGGCACGGGTTCTCTGACTTCCCCGTGCTAGCCCTTTGTTTTTACCCATTGTGCTAGCGACATATTCAAGGAATCGAGGAACGCTAAAACGACCGCACGAAACCTAGGTAAAAGTCTCACAAAGGTGTCGCCTGATGATCGATGAAGCGACTTAATAAAGTGTGACGACTAGAGAGTTTGATGCCGCCCCTCTGCACAACCTTCGGCTATCTCTAGTTCCAGCATCGCTGGTGTGCATGTCGTCCTTTCCGAAAAATATACGGGAGTTCCAAAAGCACAGTTAGTCGGCTTACGGCGAACTGTGTCTGCGAGCCTTCCTCCAATGCCGGGAGTTGATGGTGTGCTAATGCATCATAAACCACCCATAAAGTATCCATAATGGCTTATTTAAGCACACTTATCTCGCCAGTTAAGTGGAATCCAGCCAGTATCTAGCCATTATCTCGCCACATTTGACGTATTAAGTTCTGCTTAAACACTGCCGAAAATAACCATTTATACACGGTTATAGCTGGATTTGAGTATAAAAAGAAAGGCCACGGGGATAAAACCCGTGACCTTCCAAACCAATGAACAATGAAACAAAAGCACTTGCGTGCTAGAAACTTGTAGTTCGGGTTTGTTGTGATGTCAAGCTTGCTTACTTGAAGCTACCACGCACAGTAGTGTGAGATGGTCCAGTACCACGCATCTTGTTTTGGTAAACAGGTGGGCGAGTTGCCATTCCCATGGGTGGACGTGGAGCATTATACGCTGACTGACCACCAACTGGCCTTGGTGCTGGCATATTAGATGGCTTAGACATTGCGGATTTTACTTTTCCAAACATAATATTATATTGTTGTGTGTTATTCTAGTGGGGGGGAGAGTAGTGTCAGGAGTTCATCCAGCGTGGAGATGCTTCCAACGACTTTCATGACCTCGTTGGTTTCTACGCATTGGCGCAAGTCTCCAAAGAAACGCTCACGCTCGTCGCGCACGAACTGGACAAGTGCCTTGAACTCGTCACGATCTGTGAGGACTTCGATGGACTGCTGGATGGTTGGTTTCGGTAGTGGTGTCATTGGTTACTGGTAAAGTTACTTCTTCTTGGCCTTTTTCTTGGGCATGCGCTCCATCTTGATCTCGATCTCGACATAGCCTCCTTTGCCCTTCTTTTTGCCGTTTCCGTTTCCGTTGTGGCCGCAGCCATTAGTTTTACTTTTCATAAGATTACTTGCGTTTCTTCATTCCAGCCTCGGACATGGCGATTGCGATTGCCTGCTTACGACTCTTTGCCATCGGTGCTTTCTTTGGACCCTTGGGGTTGCGACCAGCGTGCAGAGTGCCTGCTTTGTACTCGCCCATGACCTTTGCGACCTTGGCTTGTTTGCCTGCTTTAGTTGTTGGTTTCTTCATAGAGTTACTTCATCGACTTGCTACCCTTGCACTTCCATTTGCGGCGTGAAAGGTTGTTTGGTGAGTTAGGGTCGGACTTCCAATCACCTTTGATTTTGGCAGAACGAGCGCAGTAGGAATCACCCTTGGATGTTCCGGGCTTGATGGTAGCACCCTTCTGCCCGTACCGCACGGTCTTCTTGCGACCTGTGGCTGGGTTGGTAACTACTTTGGAGAACTTCTTTTCCATTACTTTACTGGCACTCGCGTAGCGGATGAGTCAGTTCCACGTGCCTTGTTTTTAGAATGAATGTAACCCTTGATATCGGCACGAATATCTTCTTGAAGCTTTTTGGTAGACTCGGTTGGAAACCTAGGGTTGGTTTGCATGTGCTTCATTTGCTTTGTCTGCAATTTACCTTCAGCAATGTTGTAATTGCGAAAGTCTCTTGTTTTCTTGGCAATTTGATGTTTAAGATACTCGGTTTTAGGTTTGTATTCCATGATGTTTAGTTAGTAAATTACTGCTGCATGCCCTGAGTTTGCGTCCCACCCATCTCTGCGGGAGTGGTTCCAATACGACCGATCTCTGCGTTCTGGGCTTGTATCATCATCATTTGATATTGATCCATATATTTCTGGAGTCGTGCCGCGAATGCCTCGTCCGATTGTGCGCGTTGGGCAACGTCTGGTTGCTGGACATACGCCTGTACGAGCTGCATTGCGATCTGTGCGCCATTCGGTTGAGCTGGAACTTCGATACCTGCAAAGATTTTGGCGAGGTCGTCGGTGACGTTCTTCATCACCTTCTGCTGTGCTTCCTCGGCAGGTTGCAGGACATAGTCTGCAAAGATCGGGTTAATGCTCGATGCCGTAAACTCAAGTAGCTTGTTGACATCCATAATGCCGTTGCGGTCGAGTTGGACGAGCGACACCATGTTCTTCAACTGCGTCTCTGCCGTCTCTGGGTCGTTGGACTGAGAGTCGAAGTTAACCACGATGCTGAAGTTCTCGTCGGGCGAGCCTTTGGTCATCACCTGAGGGTTTGGGTTGCCAGTAACTTGGAAGAACACCTCGTCTGGTCCCATGCGTTGGAATAGCTTCCATGCAGTGCCAAGCACATCACGCACATGGTCTAGGAACTTGCTGACAAAGTACTGCTGGCGCATAGAGGCGAGCGGGTTTGCCATGTCCAGACCAACGGAGCGGTCTGCCTGTCCGATCATCGAAACCTCTACCTCGATAGAACCATTGTCCGCAGGAGGCGTAGGACCGAATTGAATCTCGCCCAAACGTCGATAAGGCACTCTGCGACCCGGACCCCAATCAGATGGAGGCTTCCCAGCAGGATGCATGAGAGGTGGTAGAGTAGCAAGAGAAGCACGATCAATCCGCGAGTCACGCTCGGTCTTGATCTGCATCTGCGGTCCTCGGAGTATGTCGCTAAAGGTCTGTACCTCATACATTCGTTTCTGGTTATTGCTAAGGCGGGTCACTACAAAAGGATAGTCGTCATAACCGTTAAGAAGTTCGTGCTTGGCATAGCCCTCGGATTGTGGATGGAATACGGTGCAGTAGATGCCCTCGCTGCCATCTTCCTCGTCGATCAGACGCTGGTAGCAGTAGACCACCATGACGAGGTCGTTGTCGTCGGTGATTGGAAGGCGGGTGTCCGTTTTCAGCTTCTCGCCATCGTAGTACATGCTGTCCTTACCACGCAGACGCTCGATAGCATTCTCGACCCAGTCCTCGTCCCAGCCCTCGTTGGCGACCTTTTTCTCCAACTCCTGTGCGGTGAGGAAGGTTCTCCAGAAGATGTAGGGACTGCGTTGCGGGTCGCTGACATAGGACGGGAACAGAACCTCTCCATCGGGTGCGCAGGAATGGACCACTGGACGATCCACGGAAACCCTAGGAATCGGTATTTGGGCCTCTCCCTTCGTTCTGAGGTCTTTGAGGGCTTTTCTGGCTCTCTTATCAGAAAGTGCTGGGTAAGCCTGAGAAATCAATCCTAGGGCCATTTCTGAGGCATTGGGGTCCAAGAGCATATCCACGATCTCTGGGGCGGCTTGTGCCACCTCGTCGAGGGTGAGCGTCTGGAGGTAGGTGCGGCTTTCACGCTGCCAACCCACATAGGAGATCATCAGACCCTTTTCGAGCAGGTAGTTTGCCCCCAGTTCCATGTGTTCGCGGAAGTTCGGGATGTAGGTCGAGCGCATCCATTTCAAAAATCCAGAGACCATTGCCGCCCGTGGCATGGATGCCATGCTGGTCGGGAAGGCTTTGATGTGACTGCGCTGGAGGGCTTGGTCAAAAAGTGCCACATAGGTGTCGATACGCTCGCCAATGACGTTAACCTCTTGGTCGGACGCACCCTGCCAAGGGAAGGCGTTAGCACCATTCTTCCGCAGGTCGTCGGACTTCCCGTCCCAGATGTTGCGGCGATCCTCGTACGAGCGCAGGCATGACTCAAAGTAGTAGTCTAGGTCGATGAGGCAGGTATCGTAGGCGTTGGCAAGTTCGCCAATGTTTGGCTCCTTTTCAACATAGATCATGGCCTCGCCTTCGAGTGCCTCGTTGTCATATTCAGTTTCCATCTGTGAAGATTTCGTAGTTTTCAGAGTCTAATTTCTTAACGACTGTAATAGTCTTGCGGATGAGTCGAGGTGACATCCATGCTGGCACTTCTACCGCAATCTTTGTCCCTTCTAACGAGGCATATACATATCGGGGGTTGTTGGCGAGGCTAATTACCATGACTTCCTGCGGGGAAGCCTTTACCAGCACTGCTGGGACTTCCGCGGTTGGCTCCGCGGTTGGCTCCGCGGTTTGCTTCTTTGCCACCTTCTTTGCTGCCTTCTTAACTGCTGTTTTCCTTGTTTTCATGGTTAATATCCTCCTGATCCTTGGATAGTTACAGATATAGCCTGCCCGTCCATGTGGTCAATACCAGACACGGCGGCATAGCGCAGAACGTCTATGGGGTCTTTCCATGCCTCCTTCAGCCCACCATCGCCCGTGTACTCGCTCAGGGCTTGTATGATGTTCTCGCACTCGGAACTGACATAGAAATGCGGTCGGTTGACAGAATCTCGCGGGATAGTTGTATCCCACGCCATTTTCCCGATCAAAGCCTGCAATCCATCGTCGATCTCCAAGCCGGGAGCTGGGATGCACACGATGTCTTGGTCGTTGAGGTCTTCGATGATGCTGGATGCCCCGTCAGCGGCTTGGTACTTGGCTGCACCTAGTCGGGGGTCGATCA